GAGACATCATCCAGGAGGGAGCAATCGGCTTAATGCGTGCAGCTGATAAATTCGATCCTGAGCGTGGATATAAATTCAGTACATACGCCTATTGGTGGATCAGACAAGGCATCACCAGGGCGATCTCACAACAGGACAGAATAATCAAGCTGCCATGCAACGCAGAAGACATCATGCACAAAATGCGCAAGCATGCGCGTTCACATCTTGGTGCGCATGGTCACTATCCAACGCTGGAGGAATCAGCCGTGCACATTAATACGCCTAAAGAGCAATTAGAACTCCTGCTCAAGATGTCAACCAGCGTAACTAGCCTCAATTTTCGAAGCCATGACACCGATAATGAAATCATAGATCTAATATATGATGAGACGGCTGATACCCCAATGTCAGCAGCTGATAGATCAGAATCAATTGGGCAACTGCGTCAAGCAGTCGGTGGATTATCCGAGGATGAACGCACCATAATCCAAAGCTATTACGGCTTAAATGGCAAACCAAGCGTGACGCTAGGGGAAATAGCCAACCACAGGTCCGTTTCAAGAGAGGCCATTAGGCAACGCGTCATGAGGATCAACAACAAACTCAGATATAGGCTCGCTTAGAAGACAGCCCGTCCTATCAATCACGCAGGGCGGATGCTGTCATGGTGTCCATTTCAGCGATCCGTCCGACTGCCTGCCCGAGCAACTTGGTCTGGTACCAATTCTGATGCACCAAGGCAGTACATAGCTCTTTAATAGCAATGTCATCCTCGGAATTCACGATCTCGCGTATGGTGCATTCTAGTGCGAGTTCTTCTTCAATGCTCTTATTGACGATCATCCAATCGAAGGGATCGTAAAAGTTGTTTTTCCTTTGCATATGATGCCTCAGTCTTAAATTGAATGTAATCATAGGCAGCTGGTACCATCCATTCATGGATTGGCAAACAAACTTCCCAATTCGCAGGCTGAGCACAGTTCATCACGACTGTGGTCCAGAAGGCGCTGACGTAACCCCAATTCATCGGTCCACGAATACGGCCCAACCGCTTGCTTCTCCCTCAATCAGGAATCGCTGGTAGAAAGCAGGCCGTGACATCCTGATTAACTCGCCTGATTTTGTGGTATCATGACCACCATGTTCCATGTCTGGCTTGCCCATAGGGTCCAAGGCAATAAAGTCATCTTTGTCGTAACCAATAATTACGCTCCAATGACCGCAAGCATCGCTATCGCAGACGGCTGGCTTCCCTTCTGTGAAATCGCCTTTATGTAGCCAGCCAACCATTAACGGCCTGCCAGCATCAATCTCAATCTCAATGTCCTCCACTCTTGTGTCTTTGCGAAACTCAGCGTCAAGGCCAAGTGATCTCAACGCAGATACTTGTGCATGAACTTCGGTTGTATCACCAAACTTTCGGCGTACTTGCCGGTAAGCGTCCTGGCTTTTTACCCGATGGTGGAACGCTACAACCATGGCAGCAGCAGAGTCAAAACACTCCCTATAACCATACCCGGTAGGGCTGTCTAGTTGGCTGTAATATGGGACTCCAAAAACCTCTTGGTGAATGCCGCTTGTCTTCCACATCTCAAACCATTCAGCTTCGTCATTAAGCAGGTTTTGATCAATAGAACGTTCTAGCTCCGCAATCGCAGCTAGCTGATGTGGGTCGTCTTTTTTAAAGAACTGAAAAAACGGAAGAAGTGATAGTAAACCCACGACTATGATCCAAACCCACATTCACTTTTCAACCCGTCCTCCAGGGAAAAGAAGATCCTGCACATATTTGCAAGCGACATCATCAAGCTGGTTGTCGGTTTGCTCGCTAACCTTGATCAGGCAATCAAGCAAAAGCTGCTTTACGGCCTTTGATTTGATGAAGCTAAACAGAATTGGTTTAAGCAGTACTACCACGACGACACCATATATGTCGGAAGTCTAATTCCTATCTCGAATGCCTTCAAGCCTTGCCACGCTGCGCTCAACATCACTTAAACGTCCAAAAGTTTCAGCATGAAGGCTTATTTGCTCGCGTCGCAGCATATCAAGCTGTGTATTGAGGCTTTCAACAGCGCTTGTCAAACGCACCAGAGTGTCTCGGCCTTTCCGATTCTCAAGCCCTGCAGTTCGGGCGCTTAGAACCGCCGCTCCTATAATAGCTCCTACAACAGCACCCACGATCTCAATCATCTGTAGTTACCTTAGCCATCAGTACCCATGTCTGAAACCAATCTTAAGCATGAGCAAGATCCAGAATCAACGCCGTTGGCGGATTTCGTAAAGCTAGCTGTTCTTACATGGTCGATCGTGATGCTTAGCCTTAATTACCTGGGTTATGTCAAGGCGATGGACCCAACTTTTCCTGCTTCGTTGCTTACTGGGACGATGACCAGCTTTGGCGTCAATATCAAACGCGCCAATGGCAAGAAAAAAGAAGACCCTACAATTACTGAACAAACCCCTACGTCCAAGCCCAAATGAGACGTTTTCTTTTTGTATCGTGCCTAACGTTTTTTGCGATAAGTCCTGCTTCAGCAGACATAACGCACGCTATTAAGTCCTCAATCTCACTAACTGTTGATGGAACAGCATCACAATCGATTCGGCAACCTAGTTCACTTGCAGTATCTGGCTCTAACGTCACTTTGGGTACTCCTCCTGTGCTCGGGACACTTACTTCCGGGACTGCTCTTGGCTACACTCCTGGTGCTTACAGTATTACTACTGCTGGCGACAGCTTTTCGTATTCAGAGTCGTACATAGAAGGCGATGATGTCCCAGCTTTGCTTTCTACAACTGTTACTGGCGGCGTAGTCCCCGCACTGCCTACCTTCTCTAATCAGACGGTTACTTCGGGCGGCATTGCAGGCACCCTGGCTGGCACAATTGCAACCGACGGGGCACTCACAATTACCGCTGGTGGTGCTGGTACAAGTGCAATAGGACAAGTTATTCAGGAGCTAACTATTAGATGAGAATACTGCTGTTGTTGCTTCTGGCTGCCCCAGCGTCAGCCATACCAATCGTTCCTAACTTTCAGCAAGGCACACTTTCCAGCACTACAAAAACAACTTCGAAAGTCATTGAAGTCATTAACTCCTACGAATATCGCACGGGTTATGAATACACAGCTAGCGGCACAAACATAGAATCTTCTGCAGGTCTCGCCCCACAAAGCCTGACGACAACAACAAACACGTTGAACGGCGTTTCAAGCAAATGGACTGGGCTTGATCCTGCTTCTAGGCCAACTTGGAACATCATCAACCAAGGCGCTGCATTTTCATTTGTGGAAACGCTCCAAGGGCCAGGGCTTACAAATCACACGCTGATAAACAGAGAAACTGACATCGAATCACTTACGGAGACCACCAGCACGTTTACACAATGAAGCGTGTCCTAGCAGCGTTGCTGTTATTTGCTGATCCGGTAAATGCACAGGTTTCAAGCACTGCCGCTCCAATCGCGAATAGCAGCGGCTCAGTTACTAACCAATCCGTGCAGGTGGTGCCGAGCAGCACTTTTAACTCTGTGATTAACGGCGTTAGCTGCCAAGGCGCAACCCTGACGATTAACCCTTTCCTTAGTTCAACCACTGGCTGGGCTGATCCGTACGAACGCTATTACAACGAACCGGTCTATGACACGCTCGATTTGGTCGGAGCGACTGACCCAGAAGGCAATCCCGTTCCAGATGGCAGACCTGACAATCCAGGCCGGATCTTGTTCAGAAAACCAGTTAGAACAGGCCAGAAAACTAACTTCTCCGTCAATGGTGGCATCACTGCACAGATCTCGATTCCGCTAGATCGCAGTCATATCCGCACTTGTCGCAAAGCAGCAATAAAGCAAGTCGAGCTGATGGATGCTGCACTCGCTGATAAACGACTCAATTACGAAATAGCTAGGTTGCGAAACTGCGCTGACCTGATGAAAGACGGTGTGATGTTTCACCCCAAGTCGCCCTACAGCAAGATCTGTGCTGATGTAATTCTGGTTAATCCGCCAGGCGTGCTTCCGCCCCACAAACACTCAATTCCTACTTCTTCAAAGACCGCTGAAACTTCCGACGCTGCCAATCAGACTCAACAATAACCTTCTTCCCAAGCTTCCCCTTAATCTTTTTAATGGTCTTTTTGACGATAGGTTTGACCGCTTTTAGCAGAATGTCGCCTAATGGCTTGGCAAGGATGGCACTTGTAACGCCTATCGCGGCAACCCCCGCAGTCGTAAAAACAGCAGGCGCAGAAGGAGCCCAAAGGCCGACAATCGTTGGTATGTCCAACGGGTCGAGCTGTGCTTTGCATTCTCCATTGATCCGTCCATAGCCAATAATTACTGCAGTCTGCTGTTTATTTTTAGTTCCAATGGGATTGGCATCTGGTGGCGGGCATGGTAACTCTGTGCTTATACTGGGGATACCGGTGGGGTTGGACGCCTCCGGTGAAGGGGACCGAGCCGGTTGTTTCGAGGCAGCCGGTTTTTCTTTTGGGTTTACTGGCGGTGGCTTAGCTCGCGAATAAGTCAACGTGCCAGGCGTAAAGTCCAACGCAGCTGGAAACGATGGCATTGTCCCATCACAAACAGTGAAGTTGCCCTTCGGGTCTGTTGTGTAAGCGTCTGGATTGCCGGGCTGTGAATTTCTTGTTTCGACGCAGCCAGGCATGTTCCCAACTGGGAAGCCAAGCATCAATGTGATTGGTGGCTCAGACGGAATGCTTTGTGGCGGGATACCTCTCCAAGTTGGTATTTCTGGAACGCCAATACGCCCCACACCAATCTCGGGTATTTCCGGCACTTATCAGAACGGCGACTTAACACTGCTTGGGATTGGTAAGCCGGTGGATGACGGCAGTTCAGGCATCACGTCATCAACTGCTGGAACCATGTCAGTCATTAGCTTTGTCAGCTCTAGCTTTAGCTCGCTCATGTAATACTTCGTCAGCGATGGAATGCGGGTGTAAAGCACCAACGTCCCAACAACCATCGCCCCAGACATCAGAAATGCTGTAGCGCCAAGCAGATTAAAAACCTTTTGCATGATCAAATTGCAAAGAAAAAACCTCCCCTGCTGTGTGAGACCAGGGAAGGTTGCAGTTGCTCTGTTAAAGACTAGCTTAGAAGCTGTACTTCACGCCAATTTTAGACCCAACAGAAGGGTCTTCTTCTGCAGTGATGAAGCTCAGCTCGCCATAAATGCCAAACTGCTCTGTTGCCTGCACGCTGCCGCCCAGCTTACCTGACAGCTCGAATTCACCGTCCTCGCTTTGTGGTGACACATAAGCTGGACCGCCCTGGGCGTAATAATTGTAAACGCCATCACCGCCTTCAAAACCAACATGAAAATCAGTCGTCGATCCGAGGTGACTTCCACCCGAATAACCACCGTTATTCTCTACGTTCACATAAGGGCCGGCCAAGACAGCTGAACCAGCGAGAACACCAGAAACAGCTACTGCGAATGCTTTGATCATTTGTAGAAGGGGTTGAATTTCCAGTATCCAGGTTAGCCGATCTGAGCCATAGACAATCTTCAATGTGGCTTAATGGATCAGTTTTCATCTGATCCCGGAAAGGTGGAAGAATGATGCTTATGTAGTCCGGTGTAATGCCCATGTTGCGGATGATCCGGATTGTCGCGGCCTTCGAGCATGAATAGCATCTCCATCCATTGCACTCGATTCCGCATCGCAGTCAAATCTTCTGCCCCTGGCTTGCAGGGAATCATTGGGTCAGGTCTTTCCATCAGGCTGCCCAAGGCAGGCCAGCACCTGTTGTTGGTGTGCGTTTTTCTGTGAGCTGATTGTCCAAAGCCGTCTGAATTTCAGTGACTTTTTCGTCACCGCCAATCGCAGCTTTTAGCCACTCAATGCAGTTCGCCTCAGTCACGCTGTCATACGCAATCATGGTGTCAGCGGCAGGTGCTTCAAGACCAACTGAGCCATACGCTCCAGCAGAGTAAACACCGTCATCAGTTTCTGCTGTAACGGTGTAGTGAAGCGTTGAGATTACGCCATCAGACAAAGTGCGATCGCACTGGCCAACTTTCCAGGTGTAGGTGTTTGCCATTAAAAAGAAGCAATAGGGTCAGTATAACTTCGAAGCCCCGCGTTGCCACGGGGCGGGATATCGCTAGGCGATACCAGCATCAGATAGACGCTGTTCTAGGGTTTCGATTTTGGCGATTGCTTCTTGTAAGGCAGCAGTTAGTAAAGGCACAAGTTTAGATTGATCGATACCTTGCATGACAGCATTGCCGTCATCATCAACTTCGTTGTGCGTTCCAGTAACAGCTTCTGGTACAACGGCTTGCGCTTCGTGTGCAATGAAACCATCGACAATTGTGGTGTCGTCAGCAATAAAGTTAAAACGCCTTGGTTTAAGTTGTTTGACACGAGCAATGCTGTTAGCAATATCAACAACGTTTTCTTTTAATCGGTAATCGGAAGAAGTATTGTATGAAGTGCTGGTTGAATTAACACCAATGGTGCCCGTTAGTGCTCCATTATGTTGGAATATCATTACTCCACCATCATTGTTCCTCCCAAAAACGCTCCCTCCTCCGGCGGCATTGACTACAAATACCCCATTAGAGGCGACTTTAAGACCAACAACATTGCTAAATAAATCTGGGGCGTTACTTGGACTGGATAATCGAATCTCTCCGTTGGAAAGTATTCGCATCCGCTCGGTTGGTGATGACGCACCATTGACAGTAGTGGAGAACACTAGGCGTGTTGGGTGGCTAGATCCTGATGTCCAGGTTCCACCATCGCGTTGAGCATCAATAGCTGCTGCAGATTGATGATTGTTGTCTGTAAATTCAAGAGATCCAATTCTATAATTATTACCGGGTGAATTATTTCCGCGAGCTAATTTAATTACTCCATAACTGGTACTAGCACCACTGTTTGCTTGAAAAACAGCAGCGGAAGACTGAGCACTACTAGACGTACCAACCAACAGCCTCCCCGAGCTGTCG